ACTTATAAAACGCAAACAGCTAATGATATTGACCTTAGAGTAATCAAAAAGGACTTAATTGATGAAATTAACCTTCAAGCCGGTAATTCCTTAATTTCATCTAGTGGTCAACTGACATTATCTGGTAAAACTATCTACTTTGATACGGCTAACCCCGTAATAATTCCTAGTGCAAACATTGACTCACTCCTTGTTGGCAAGAAACTAAGGGCGGCAGACATTTCGGCCAACACATTTAGTACCAATAACGAAACTTTCACCGTTGATAAGAATGGTGCCATAACAGCTAAAAATATGACACTTATTGGTGGCACATTAACCTCGCCAACAATCAATGCTAGTACGATTAATGGTTCAACTATCAACGGGACAACGTTCCACGGTGGCGACATTATTAGCAATTCCAATAACACCGCTAAATATTATCCAATGAGCATTGACTCCTCAGGAACCTATAATTCAACCACTATTAACAATGTAATAGCATTAAGGGCGTCAGTACAATCAGGTGCCATCATTTATGATTATCGTTCTATGCTTCCAAACGATAATGGAAAATATATTTATTCTAATACCTTGATTAACGGTCAAGGGGTAACCATTGAATCTGGCCACACAGACACCAAAGACAGCACTTTTAACGCTAAACGAACAGGTAGATCCTATATCAGTTTAACACCTAGCGGTGGGTTGATGTTGAGCGGTCCCAATTCCAACATTGATTTCGCCGGTATGTACATGAACCCTTATGGAAACATTATTGGTAAGAGCGCAGCTGCCTACTGGCAAATATCTAAGCACGGTAAAGATAATAGTGGTGGAGGTGTTACGGCACGCTTTGGTATTGATACAGGTGACAAAGGTACAATTAACTTTTATCGGCCACTATTTGTCGATGAGATAGGTGGGTTCACCTCTAGTAACGGTCACGCTCTATTTATTCATGGCGATGATAATGGAACTAGTGGTAGCACGGGTCAAATGATATTTAGAAAAGATGGCAGAAGTGCTCAGGTTGTATCTGCTTCTATTTATAACAGGACATATTCTAGCGGATCAACTGTAACCGTTACGAGTTATGGTACTTTAGGGCGTATCACGTCTGCAAGCAAGTACAAACTAGACATCACCAAAGAAACTAGTATATCACCAGCCAATAAGCTTCTTTCTATTGATATGTCTAGCTGGATTGACAAGAGCTCAGCCGAGTTACTGGCAGACTCAAAAACAAATGGTACTGAGCTATCAGAGCCAGAAATAAATGTTAATCGACACTATGGTCTGATTGCAGAAGACCTTATTAAAGCCGGATTAGGTGAGTTTGTGATTAGAGGAGATAAGGGCCAAGCAGAAGGTATTGAATATGACCGCCTATGGATTACTCTTATTCCCAAGATAAGACAACTTTCAAATGAAAATATTCAGAACAAAATGACAATATCAAGACTAGAGAATGAAATTGAAAACATAAAGCAAGGAAGGTAGATAAATTATGAATGCAATCCAAATAACAGGAAACAACCCCCAGGCAGACGGAACATGGAAGGTAAGCTATAGTGCAACCTATGATGACAACCTTCATATTGAGGGTTTTGTATATGTATCTCAAGATGAAATGAACAATATGAGGATGCGAGACTTACCAGACTACGTTAGCAATAAAATTGTCTCAGAACTATCAAAAGGGTCACCTTCTATAGATTCTGTAGGTACTACTGATGATAGTGTTACAGTTAAAGCAGAATAATTAGTAGGAGAGCGCCATTATCAGGAATGCAATCTATTGCTCGTACAAGAATGATTAAGGTATTAGAGAATCCGCTCAAAGATTATTCAGAATCTACTCAGGAACTTATTGAAGCTGTTGTTGCCCGTGATGATGACGGTAATCCAATTAAGAGCGGTCAAGGTCTAAAGATTCAACCACGTAAAGAACAAGAATTTTTAGATACAACCAGAGTATCCAGAAGAACATTGCATCTCGTACCTTTCTACAGAATACTAGAACAGCAAACACACAGGAGGCTTAAATTATGAATATCGATGCACAAGCTTTAATTAACAAGCTGACAAGTAACTATGCCCAAGCGATTGCCCTTAAAGATCAGCAATTAGCGATGGCTCAAGTTCAAATTGACCAGCTCAATGCCAAGTTGGCTGAAAAGGAGGCACCTAAAGATGGCGAAAACGCTTAGTTTTACCGATACGTCCCCACAAACGGTTAAAATTGGCGATACCACGACCAGTTTTACGTTAATTTGTGGCAATGATAATGTGGCTACTGATTTAACTAATGCCACTTCAATTACTGTTAAACTGGGTAATAATAGTGGCTACCTTAAATCGTCCACAGTTGACCCAACTAGTTTAACGGACCCAACGACTGGTCAAATCGTGCTAGCTTTAACAGCGGATTTAATGACTGGTTTGACAGCAGGTAATTATCAGTTGGAAGTATGGGTGGTTAATAGTAATGGGACGTCAATTTACCCTAGTGAGTCAACATTACAGTTCCAAGTTAATAGTAGTCTTGAATAGGGGGTAGACAATTGAATAAGCACAAGTTAAAGGCACTCATCTTAACGGTGAGCGCCATTTTTATGGCCTTTTTAATGGTCAATGTTACCAGTCAGGCGGCAACTAGTCGTGACCAAGGGGTTGATTGGTCTAAGTATAACGGTAATAGTGGGACATTCGGCTATAGTACCGATAAGTTCGTATTCTCACAGGCGGGTGGCTTTTATGGTGGGACTAACATTCCTCAAACCACTTATGCTAGCCAAGTTAAATCGGCTCAACAGGCTGGTAAACGGGTGCACACCTATTTGTGGGACGGTGTTGGTGGCAATATGACCAATGCCAAGGCGATGATGGCCTATTACTTGCCACGGATTAGGACACCTAAGGGTAGTATTGTGGCGTTGGACTATGAGGATGGCGCTTCTAATAGCCTGACAGCTAACACTAATGTCATTCTAGCTCAGATGAAGATGATTAAGGACGCTGGCTATACCCCTATGCTATATTCCGGCAAGGCTTACCTCAATGCCCATGTTAACACTAGCGCCATTGTTAAAGCCTATGGTAGCTGTCTATGGCTAGCTGAATATCCGGACTACTTGGTTAGAACTAGCCCTGATTATAACTGGTTCCCTAGCATGGACGGCGTGGCTATCTTCCAATTTACTAGCATGTATAAGGCCGGCGGATTAGATGGCAACGTTGACCTAACAGGCATTACTAAATCAGGCTATACGACTGCTAGCAAGGCTAAAGCACAGGCCGACGTTAAGCAGGCTCATAAACAGGCAGCTAAGAAGGCCACCTTTAAGGTCGTTAAATATGACCAACGAGGGGTGTTCTACCCTAACCGGACACTAGCTGTTCGCTACACGGATTCAGACAAAGTACGACAAGTAGCTACCTATTACAAGGATGAGAGTGTGATTTACAATGCGGTCATTATTGAACACGACTATGTATGGGCACGTTACACCCGTTCAAATGGCCTGTACGGTTTCATTAAACTAGGTGTCACCAATGGGCAAGCCTATGGAAAGCGAGCTACTGGTCAGCTGGTTAGTCATACGTATTACACAGTCAAGTCTGGCGACAGCTGGTGGACAATTGCACAACGCAACGGCCTGAACATGACTACACTAGCTAGTCAAAACGGCAAGACGATTTATACCACTATCTATCCCGGCCAGCGATTGGTGGTGCGGTAATGGCACAATACGACGATACAACTAAGTTATTAATGGATATTCAAAAGGATGTGGCTGCCACCAAAACGAAAGTTGAGAACATCGAAGAAAAGCTGAATCAAGTTGACGATATTGGTGACAAAGCTGACAAGGCACTGGCCAAGTCCATTGAAGCCAGCCATCAAATTGACCGTGTGACGACCATTCAAAATTGGTTGATCGGTGTCTTGGTTAGTGGCGTGCTCGTCACGTTAGTTATTTATATCGCAGAAAAGTTCCTTTAGGAGGGAAAATAATGATTAAAAAAATTAGCTTCAAAAATGTTGACGGTAGCTTGAATGGTAAATTGATTGCTGGAATTATTTCCTTGCTGATCGTTTTGATTCAACAGGTACTAGCTGTATTTGGCATCAAGTTTGCTGGTGACTGGTCAGCCATTGTCGCTGTTATCAACACGGTATTAACAATCCTTGGTATGCTGGGTGTTATTACTGACGTTCAAACAGTGACAGCACCAACGGTTGACAGTGACGAGGAAAGCCAGATTGAAGCTACGGCTAATCAGGCCGCTGACGAATTACAAGCACCTGCGTCTACAGCCACTGTAGTGAATAGTTCTGCATCATCTGAAACTGAAACAGCGTCAGAATCCGCCTCACAAGCAGCAAAATAGTGCTATAATAATTGTTGGCTATAACTTGATATAGAGTTTCATTCATTGTGGAGCTTGATCACTCTGCAACATTTCCCCTGCGCTTCGGCGTGGGGGATTTTTTATGTATTACCCGCCTAGGTGTAAGTGTGCTTTTTTGCTTGAGCCTAAAACCCTTATGGAATAAGGTGTCAAGGCACGTTTAAATTTTTTTGGTGCACTTTTAAGTGCAAAAATTCAGCATAATTTAGTATTTTTTAGCAAGAGTGCACCAAAAAGTGCACCATCATATCTATTTATACAGTTTTAAAGCGATTATGAAAAATAAAAAACGCCGTCAATTCAACGATTGACGACGCTCAAGGTTGGTACTGATGATCAATTTAAGGAGAGTACAGGATTTGAACCTGCGCGCCGGTATTAGCCGGTTCGCCGGATTTCGAGTCCGGTGCATTACCACTCTGCCAACTCTCCATGTGGTACTCAATTAGTATAGCATAATTTGAGGCCGTAACAAATATTTATTCAAAAATTCTGACAATTATTCTGGAAAATAATCATAATATCTACACTAATTAATTGGTGTCAACGCCGATGTGAAAATGTCGTTTTTTGCCGA